TTCCAAGGCGATAGCGGTGGCGCTCTATCAATTGATCTAGACAGCGAAACATTAACTATTGCAGGTGGTACAGGATTAAGTTCAGTAGGTAGTGGTAATTCACTTACACTAAACTTAGACGATACTGCCGTAACAGCAGGTGATTACGGTGATGCAACTAACATTCCATCATTTACAGTAGATGCTCAAGGTAGAATAACATCAGCAAGTAATGTTGCTATTTCTACATCATTCACATTAAGTGATGGTAGTAACACTCAAACAGTTAATGGTGGTGACACTTTAACAGTTTCAGGTGGTACAGGACTTACATCAACAGTTTCGGCTACTGATACTGTAACACTCGACCTAGATAATACTGCCGTAACAGCAGGTGACTATGGTAGTGCAACAGCAATTCCAACATTTACAGTTGACGCACAAGGACGTTTAACAGCGGCCGGTGAAGCATCTATTAGCTCAGACCTAACAATAGGTGCTGATAGTGGTACAGATGATACTGTAAGAGTAGGAACAGATACACTAAACTTTGCTGGTACTTCAAACGAAGTAACAACTACAGTTAGTAACAATACTATTACTGTTGGATTAGCAGATTCAGTAAGTGGTTTAACAAGTGTTAGTGCAACTACATTGACAGACGGTACATTAAGTGCTAGTTCTGGTGCAATTACAGGTGCTACAAACATTACTGCTTCAGGAACTGTACAATTTGGTTCATTAAGTGATGGAACAATTACTGCAACAGGATTTGTTGATGAAGATAACATGGTATCAGATAGTGCTACTCTTATTCCAACTCAACAATCAGTTAAAGCATACGTTGATTCACAAGTTACAGCACAAGATTTAGACTTCCAAGGTGATACAGGTGGTGCTCTAAGTATAGACTTAGATTCACAAACACTTGATATTGCTGGTGGTACTAACATCAATACTGCAGGTAGTGGTCAAACATTAACTGTAAACTTAGATACAACTCTAAGTGGATTAACAAGTGTAACATCAACTACATTAACAGACGGAACAGCAACATTATCAAGTGGTGCTTTATCAGGTGTTACAACTATTGCTACATCAGGTGATGTAACAGTTGGAGGTAACTTAACAGTTAGTGGTACAACAGCAACTATAAATTCAACTAATACAACTATTAGTGATACATTGGTTGTTCTACAATCTGGTTTAACAGGTGCTAACCCTAATGACATTGGTCACATATATGAAAGAGGATCAGACGGAAACAACGGATTCTTTGGTTGGGACCAATCAGTTGATAGGTTTATAGCGGCAACTACAACAGCAGATGGTTCAGGTACAGGTGACCTTACATTAGCGGCGGCTGACTTTGAAGCGGCGGCAATTACAGCAACAGGTGTAACAGCATCAGGTGTTGTAAGTTTTGGTACATTAACTGATTCAGGAGAATCAATTGCTGTAACTAAATTTGTTGACGAAGCAGATGGAATTTCAAGTAACGATAATGATACTAGTATTCCAACTTCAGCGGCAGTTATTGACTATGTTGCTAACAATGGCGGTGACGGACTACTTTTAAGAAGTGCTATTTCTAGCGGTTCAGCAACAGTAGACATCGGAACTGTACCAAATGTTTCAAGTAGAACATATTATGCAGAAAAAATTGTAGTTAAAGTTAGTACAGCATTTAGTGGTAATAACATCAATTACATTACAGTTAAAGAAAATGGTGGTTCAGGATCAACATTAGTAGCAAAGGCAGATGCTGATGCAACTACAGTTGGAACCTACATTATTGAACTAGACGGCGATGTTACTTTAACAAAAAATGCGGCAGTAACGTTAGCATTCTTTGATTCAAGTGATGGTTCAGTCTCACCTTCAGGTGGTGCGGCAGTGGCTTCAGTTCACTACAACTGGGTATAATTACTAGTTAATTAAACTTAAAAAGGGCCTTTTTTAGGCCCTTTTTTATGATTTAAATGTATAAATAATATATGTAATAGCAATATTATGCTCGTTCATTCACTCTAAATGTAGCAGTGAACGGAAGTAGTCAATTGTGACGAAGGAACGCATTAAATACGTTCATCTGGAAACAGACGGAAGTAGGTAATGATACCGAAGGAACGCATCTTTGTAAAAGGAGATGACATGACTAAATATCAATCAAGGCTCTTTATAAGAGCAGTCAAAAAATCTCTTAGGGAAAGACATTTATCTTCTGGTGTTAAGAACACTATTAGAGAAAATAAAAAAAGTGAGTTACCAAAATATATAACTGATAACCCATATTATCCTTAAGATGAATTTAAGAGGGCTCCGGCCCTCTTATCTAATTACGTCTTGCAGGATTAGGTGCTTGAACGCCTATCCTAAATGTCAAACATAAGAATAAATTTTCTATCATACTTTCATTTGCTGAAAGACCCCAAGGTATATGACTAGGAAAGAAAACCACCTTATTAGTTTTTGGTTTAACAACAAAGACAGATTCTTGTGTGTTTTGTTGAGCATATAATTTTTCACTAAAGTTATTTAGATATAAATGTGAACCCTTGTCTGTAGTCTGTAAAAATAATAATGCATTGTACCAACGCATTGGTTCTATATTTACGTTGTATTGATGTCCTGGATTTACTCCTAGTACATATGGATTACATACCTGTATTTCATTTGTTTGTGTGGGTAAAACTTTTTGACAATCATTTATAAAATGGTGAGATATTAACTTACATAATCTTGCATGTCCTTGTGCTAAAGGATATTCTTTGTTTGTTCTCCACCCAAAATTTGTATCTGTAGTTATTCCAGAATCATACATTTCGTCTCTTTCTATTTTAAGAGTTTCTATCATTGTATCTGGTATGCTAATATTTTGTTCAAATAAATAGTTAGGAAAAACAGTATGTGTTCTAATTCTCATACTACTATTTAACAAAAAATACTTGACAAATTACAGTTTCTTAGTATAATAGTAATGTAACATAGGAAAATGAAATGAAGAAAGATAAAATTATTTTAACAGACTGCGATGGTGTATTATTAGATTGGGAAGAAGGATTCTCAATATGGATGGAACACCATGGCCATAGTAAAGTTGATGGTTATCAGTACATGTACAATATTGGTGATAGATATGGCATTACTAAAGAACAAGGAAGTAAGTTAGTTAAACAGTTTAACGAAAGTGCGGCGATAGGGTTCCTCCCTCCACTTCGTGATGCTCAATACTTTGTTAAAAAATTACACGAGCAACATCAGTATAAATTTATTGCTATTACTAGTTTAAGTTTAGATCCATATGCAAAATATTTAAGAGAAAGAAATCTTAAAAAGTTATTTGGAGATGCATTTATAGAAGTAGTATGTTTAGATACAGGTGCTGACAAAGATGAGATACTTGCTGAATATGGTCCTAAATATCCTGGAAATTACTGGATAGAGGATAAACCAGAAAATCTTAATTGGGGTATTGATAATGGTCTTAACGGTATATTAGTAGAACATGGACATAACATGGACTACACAGGAAATGCCAATGTAGTAAAAAATTGGGAAGAAATTTATAATTTAATTATAAAAAATACTTGACAAACTCTTTAAAAGTGCTATACTGTATATGGTTAAGTAGGAGTAACTATGTTTAAAACAAAAGATGTAATAGCAGTAAGTTGTGCCGCACATAGATTTAATGGCGGATTTTTAAGTAAAGACTCAATTAGATTTGACAAGAAAGCAGAGGGTAAAAGAGCAAATAGCGACTTACTTTATGCACATTTTTTAGATCCTAAAGAATTAAAATTTAAAAATGCTTTGCCTAAATTAACTGTAAAAAATGAAGATTTAGAAATGGCTAATGAAGTTATAGATTATCTTAAAGGTCTTAGTTTCAAAGCAATAGAAAGAAAACTTACAGATTTTGAAAGCAATGTTCTTAGTGTTGTTAATTCAGAACACATAGATAAAACACAATTAGGGATTACAGCAAGTTTACCTAAGGTTTATTTTAATAAAATTGAACAAGATAATTGGACTGACAGAGAATTAGAATTATCAAGAACCAGTAACGTATTAGGAGAACTACATAATAGAAGTACTTTTAATGCAAAAGTAGAATTTGTTAGATATATACCTAGAACAATGAGTTATCTAATTACTTGTAGTGTAAAAAATCAACATATACTAAAATTCTTTCACGATAAAAAAATTAATCTTAATACTAAAATTAAAGTAGATGGCTATGTAAAATCACAAGATAAAGGTAAATTTCATAATGGTATGGAAACCATTATTAACAGAATCAAAATTCACAAAGATAAAATCTAATAATGCACCCGACTCATAATCGGTAGATTCTAGGTTCAAGTCCTAGTAGGCCCACCAATTCGATAAATAGTAGTATAACAAATTAGGGAGTTATACAATGGCAGAAGACACAGTTAAAAAAGAATTTCATCCTGCTGATACAAACGGTGATGGAAAAGTAAGTAAAGCAGAAGAGCAAATGTATTTAGAGTTCAAGAGAAAAGAACTTGAAGATATGGATGCTATGCGTGATGCTCAAAGAAGTATGGCATGGTTTGCACTAAGTGGTATGTTATTATATCCATTTGCAGTAGTGTTAGCAGTATTGGCTGGATTAAACCAAGCAAGTGAAATACTAGGCGATATGGCGGCTACATACTTTGTAGCAGTTGCTGGTATTGTTGCCGCATTCTTTGGTGCTCAGGCATTTAGTAAGGGTAAATAATTAAAATGTTTATAAAACACTTTGTAAGAATGTTGACACGAGAAGAACTTCCTGATGAGGATGTTATTGTGTATTTCGATATTGTGCAAAGTGTTGTGCCTACAAAATTACTTACGGCATATGATGAAGAAAAAGCAAAAGTAGGCATAGAAGTTATGGCATACACTAGCAGTGATGACGACGGTGATATGTGGATATATGAAATTGTTTTAGAAGAAGCAATAGGCTCTGAAGAAGGCGATGAAATATCAGAAGAACTTTTTAAAGAATTTGACGACATACAGTTTACATTTGAAGCAAGTATAGAAGTATAAAATGGCAAATCCATATCCCAGAGACCAAGATTTACGCAATTTGCATAATGCAATGGACTTTAATAGTCAAGGATTGCCTGTTGTCAGAACACTAACAACTGCTGGAAATTCAACAACAGATGTAGGTATAGATGGGTTTGGTAGACAACGTGTAGCAGAACCATTTACACTGTTTGACGCACAACTAAAATATACCAAACGTGAAGATTTATTTGATGAAAGTTTAACTGGTAATGCCAGTACAACCTATCAAATAAATGAAAGCACTTTGGATATGGAAGTAACGACCACTGCCGGTGACCATGCTATTAGAGAAAGTAAAAATGTATTTCCATACCAACCAGGCAAAAGTTTACAAATTTTAGCAACATTTGTAATGGACGCAGGACAATCAGGTTTAGTACAATGCGTGGGTTATTACAATGCTCAAAATGGCATCTTCTTTATGAACAAAGATGGTGTTAATTATATTGTTCGTAGAAGTTATACAAGTGGCTCAGCAGTTGATGAAGAAATTGCTCAAAGCAGTTGGAACAGTGACAAACTGGATGGTACTACAGCAAGTGGTATTGACATTGACATAACCAAAGCACAAATACTGTTTATGGATTTGGAATGGTTAGGTGTAGGACAAGTTAGAGTGGGTTTTGTTGTTAATGGTAATTTCTACACTGCTCATACTTTTCAACATGCTAACATTTTAGACAAAGTGTATATGACCACTGCGGTGTTGCCTGTGAGATATGAAATATTAAACACAGCAGAAACCGTAGCCAGTAGCACCATGAAACAAATTTGTAGCACAGTGATATCTGAAGGTGGCTATAAACAAAATACTCCAATAAATTTTGTAAGTAATGGTGTTGATGGACAAAACCTTACATCAAAAGGTGTAGAATATCCGCTTATCAGTATTAGAATTAACAGCAGTAGATTAGACAGTGTTGTGGTTGTTAGAAAATTAGAAATGTTAATTCTATCTAACCAAAACGTTCTTTTTAAATTGTTACTAAATCCCACGATTACACTAAATGGTACCAGTTGGGTAACACACAGCAATGGCATTGTGGATTATGTGCTACATGATATCAACAGTGGTGGTGGTAATGTTCCTGACACGTTTAGTGGCGGTACAGAGATTACTGGCGGTTGGTTAAGCACAGACAGTGGAACAGCAAGTTTAGACGGCAGTCTAGTCATACAACTGGGAAGATTTTTAGATGGTACCAGTGATATAATCACAGTGATAGCCAGTCCTGCTAGTAATGGTGTTAATGTTTCAGCACTTTTAGGCTGGGGCGAACTTGTATGATCGTAGAAGTTCACTATACTGGAGATCAGTATGTGGCATATGATGATAAAGGTAATAGAATAACAAACAGAGAAATTTTAGAAGCAATATCATTTGAGAACTTCCCTGGATTTAAATCTGTATTTACTTTAGAAATAGATCTTGACAATACCAAGAATCCTGTTATACTACAGCAACTAGATGTAAATATAAATATAGATTCGAGGTAGTAAGAATGGCATTTAACAAAGTTTTCAATCAAGAAGAAATAGCAAGACTAAAAAAATTAATTACAGAGGGCGATCAAGTCCTCTATGAAGTAGACGCTCTTAATACGGGTTTAAGAGAAACCGTTAAAGCAATAGCAGAAGAAATGGATTTAAAACCTGCAGTATTAATGAAAGCGATCAAACTTGCTCACAAAGCCAAGTTTCAAGATGAATATGATAAATTTGATGAACTTGAAACTATCCTAGAAGCAGTAGGTAAAACACTATAAACAATTGACAAAAGAGTCATAATGCTGTATAATAGCAATATGATAAAGGTAAGATTTCTATGAGTTATGTAGACGCATTTTATGAACAGGGCAAAGATGTTGTTATTGTTGTTGAACGTGTAGACGGCAAACGTATAATTAAAGAAGTTAAACCAGAACACAATTTTTATTACGGCGATCCTAACGGTAAACATAAAAGCATATTCGGTGACAACGTCACTGAAGTAAGATGTAATAGTCTTAAAGATTTTAAAAAGAACTTGGGTATATGTAAACACAACGGCCTATATGAAAGTGATATACGACCCGTACAGAAGGTTCTAGAACGAGACTATTTAAATGTTGAACCTCCTAAATTACAAACAGCATTTTTTGATATTGAGGTAGACTTTGATCCACAACGTGGGTATAGTACACCAGAAGATGCCTTTTCTCCTATTACGTCCATTGGTATATATTTACAATGGATGGATGCCATGATCTGTTTAGCAGTCCCTCCTAAAACACTTTCCTGGGAACAAGCACATGAAGTAGCAAGTCCCTTGCCAGAAGTAAAATTATTTAGAACAGAAAAAGAAATGTTAGATGTTTTTCTTAACGTTATAGAAGATGCAGATGTACTAAGTGGTTGGAACAGCGAGTCTTATGATATTCCTTATACTATTAATAGGATTATTAGAACTATGGGTAAGGCAGAAACAAGACGTATGTGTTTACTTAAAAAACTTCCTAAAGAAAGAAAGTTTGTGCAATACGGTAAAGAAACACAAAGTTTTGATTTAGTAGGGCGTGTACACTTAGACTATTTGGAATTATATAGAAAATACAACTATGAAGAAAGACATAGTTATAGATTGGACTATATCGGTGAGATGGAGATAGGTGAAAAGAAGGTTGTATATGAGGGAAGTTTAGACAGACTTTACAATCATGACTTCCTAAAGTTCTTGGAATATAATATACAAGATGTTATGTTGTTAGATAAAATGGATAAAAAGTTGCAATTTATAGACTTAGCAAATATTATATCACATGAAAATACTGTATTACTTCCCGTAACAATGGGTGCTGTTGCAACAACAGAACAAGCAATTATAAATGAAGCACACAGGCGTGGCATGGTTGTTCCTGATAAAGCAAAAGGAGAACGTGAACGTGATACAGCCGCAGGTGCCTTTGTGGCAACTCCTAAAAAAGGTTATCATGAATGGGTAGGCAGTATGGACTTAAACAGTCTATATCCTAGTGTGTTTAGAGCATTAAATATGGCACCTGAAACTATTGTTGGACAGTTACGTTTAGACTATACAGATGAAGAAATAGCAAATGCACAAAAATTGGAAAAGAGAAGTTTTGCAGATGCTTGGCATGGTAAGTTTGCTACTAATGAATTTGAATTTGTAAAAAATAAAGATGTTGATCATGTTATGGATTTGGATATGGAAGATGGTTCAACACATAAAGTTACAGGTGCTGATGTATATAATTTAGTATTTAATAGTGGGCAACCTTGGAATATAAGTGCTAATGGTACTTTGTTTAAAACAGATGTACAAGGTGTTGTGCCTGGACTACTAGAACGTTGGTACTCAGAAAGACAAGAATTACAGGCTAAGAAAAAGTTAGCAACTACAGATGCTGAAAAGGCTTTTTATGATAAAAGACAGTTAGTTAAAAAGATTATCCTTAACAGTTTATATGGTGCGATACTAAATCCAGGTTGTAGATTTTATGATAAACGTATAGGTCAGTCTACTACACTTACTGGTAGAAGTATTACACAACATATGGCGGCAGAAACAAATCGTATGCTTACAGGTAAGTATGATTATGAAGGAGATTGTATTGTATATGGTGATACAGACTCTGTATATTTTAGTGCCGTGCCTGCTCTCCCAGAAGGTGAAGAGTTGAATATGGATAGTGCAATTAAATTATATGATCATATTTCAGATACAGTAAGTGACACTTTCCCACAGTATTTAAAAGATACTTTTAATGTGCCTTTGGATAAAGGTGCTGTAATGATTGCTGGTAGAGAAGTAGTTGGTAAGTCTGGTTTGTTCTTAACCAAGAAAAGATATGCAATACTATGTTTAGATATAGAAGGTTGGCAACCAGAAGGCGGCAAACTAAAAGCAATGGGTTTAGAAATTAAACGTTCAGATACTCCTGAATTTATACAGGACTTTTTAGAAGATGTTTTATTTGATTGCTTGGATGGTAAAACAGAAGATGAAGTTCTAAATAAAATTATGGATTTTAAAGAATATTTTAAAAATTTGCCTGCTTGGGAAAAAGGAACTCCTAAAAGAGCAAATAATGTAACTATGTATACACAAAAGATGAATGCACAGGCAAGAGTCGCCAGTAGTCATAGTCTACATAAGTTAGAAGCATTAGAGAATGAAGGTAAAAATTCAATGATTCCAGGACATGTTAGGGCAAGTGTAAACTGGAATAACTTAAAACAAGCAAATAGTGATAGTTACAGTTTGCCTGTTACTGATAGTATGAAAGTTATTGTTTGTAAACTTAAAAATAATCCTATGGGTTATACTAGTGTAGCCTATCCAACAGATGAACTCAACTTACCCAAGTGGTTCAAAGAGTTACCTTTTGATGAAGAAGCAATGGAAGAAACAATTTTGGATAAAAAGATAAAGAATGTGATTGGTCCTATGGGATTTGATCTAGATAAAACAACACAAAGTAAAACATTATCTACGTTCTTTGAATTTTAATCTAAAAAAAAGGTGAAAAAGCAATTGACTTTTCTAAATAGTAATGTATAATAAATTATATCGCGGAGAATAATTATGGCAATAAAAGATGTATTTAAAGATGTTCTAAAACATACACATGGTTTAGGCATTTTTGAAATGGTAAAAATAACTGGAGAGGTTGATAAAACTGTAGTGGAAACTGTGGATGCAGATAAAACTGTTATCTTTAAAGGTGAAACACATAATCCTGTCCCAGACTTTGTAGACGCAACTGTTGGTTTAAGCAGAATGGGTGTGTTACAAGGCTACTTACAATATCCAGGTTTTGATGATGAAGATGCTACTGTTAAAGTAGTTACGCAAGATCGTAATGGTGATGAGGTTCCTGTTGAGGTTTCCTTTGTAAGTAAAGAAGGTAACGATGCAAACTATAGATTTATGTTAGCAGATGTTATTAATCAACAATTAAAAAGCATAAAGTTTAAAGGTGCTGAGTTTGATGTAAACATAGTTCCAACTAAAAAGAACTTGTCTGACTTATCATACTTTAATAGTGTGTTAGGAACATATGAAGCAAACTTTAGTCCTAAAACAGATGGTACTGAGTTATATTTTCATATAGGTGATGGTGTTAGTGATAGAACTAAGATTCTTATCAGTAATGACATTGATGGTGCTATAACTAAAGACTGGAGATGGCCTTTAGATATTGTACTAAGAATATTAAGATTAAGTGATTCAAGTAATGTTGTGATGAGCATTAATGATGAAGGACTATTACAGATTATAGTTGATTCAGGTATTGCGAAATACACATATTTGCTACCAGCGAAGAGTTAAATTATGAACTTTGATAAGAAAACAGAAGACTACGCATTATACTTACCGGCTATCAGTGCCTTTTATACTAGGCAGTTGGCAAAGTATGAAGCAGAGGTAGACACTATGAGATGTCCTGAAGGATTTGAAAACGGTCTACAAGGTCTTAATTTCTTAGATGAGGAAAAAGGTTATTTTTATTATCCATATGGTTTGTATTCAGCCGGTCATGCCCAGTTAGATTTAGATAAAACTGATATACATGAAGCAATGATTCAGAAAAGAGATAGATCTAAAACAGTAATACTAGGTGACTCAGGTGGCTTTCAGGTTGCTAAGGGTGTTATAAAACTGGACTGGAAAGATGCAATTAAGCCGGATAGCAAGGCCAGAGAAGCCCTGTGTGAGAAGATGTTGCGTTGGATGGAGTATACAGCAGACTGGAGTATGACGTTAGACTTTCCAGCATTCGCGGCTATACCTCCTTATAATAAAAAGACTGGACTTACTGATGTTAAAGAAACAATTGATATGAGTATGTATAATTTAGATTACTTTGTTAAAAACAGAGTACCAGGTGCAACTAAGTTTTTAAATGTTTTAAGTGGGGCAGATGATGCCTCGGCACAAGAATGGTTTGATTTAGTTACGCCATTTAGTGATCCTAAGTTTGTTAAAGAACATTATGGAGATGAAGCAAGGACCTTAGAAGGTTATGCAATGGCTGGTATTAACATTGGACAAATGGAACAACTACTAAAAAGACTCTTACAACTTCGCGAAAGAGGTCTGTTAGAAGGTAAAGGCTGGATACATTGTTTAGGTACTGGTAAACTGCATTGGGGTTGTTACTTAACTAGCATACAAAGGCAGTTAAGAAAACATGACAGTCCTAATATACAAATTAGTTACGATGCGGCATCTCCTTTTGTTAATACAGCATATGGACAAACATATACTTACAACTTCTTTGATAAGAAACGTTTTGGTTACTTTATGGATAAGGCTATAGACAATAAAGATCTTAAAGGTTCAACTATGCCAATGCCGTTTAAAGGTCCTATTATGGATAGATTAAAAGTTGGAGATATTTGTGTACAAGGACATGGAGATCTTAATAAAGCAGGTAAAGAATCAAGAACTAGTTGGGACACTTTAAGTTATAGTTTATATATGGGGCATAGTGTACACAATCACATAGAAGCCTTTATAGAAGCAAACAGACTTGCTGATGTTGAAAAACATAGAACATCATGTGATTGGAGAGAGTATAGAACAGGTGAAAAGAAAACATCTAGTACAAATGAGAGAAGTCCTCATGTACCAGGTATTATATTAATGTTTGATAAGTTTGTAGAAGAACTATTAGATCCTGCAAATCCAAATCCGTACAAAATGTTAGATGAGAATAAATTATTCTTAGATGAGATTACACAAAACGGCTGGCAAGCAGGTAAGAGTAATTCATTTGGTAGTTTCTTTGAGCAGGAAGAATATATCGAAGGCGATAGAGATGGTGATATGAATCATGAAATAATGACAGGAGAATTTGAAGGTGAAGGATAAACCTAATTTTAATGATGTAAAATTCTTTGTAGGTCAAGAAGTAGACAACACGGTTGCACACGGTGAGACTACTTTGTTTGTAGCAGGATATCAGCCAGTAGATGAAATACTAAGCAGAGCATTAAATGAAAAATGTACACATATACATATATGTTACTTTGATCCTGAACGATTTGATCAGTGGAAATTATGGGAAGAACTACTTTTACATGTATTGGAAAATGGCGTAAAGGTAACTTTAGAATTTGCAGTAAAGTATGCAGAAGACATTTATAAAATGGGATTACACGAATTTAGTAATTTTATACCTGTTATAACTGCTGTTTTGCCTAATTCGTCTAAATATAATTTCAATACAGCATTTAAAGTTGCTGACAAAGGATTTGACAAGACTAATGAAGGTACTTGGTCAATGCAGTTACAAGATGTATTAGATAAGGAACATTTTATTCCTTGGTCTAAATACACAGATGGAGGCGATAAGCCAGTAGAATGAAAATAGAATTTAAAACAACAGACGAGGACGATATAGAAACATTTGCGTCTTTTGATAGCGACTTTGAGTATGAAGAGGATTTTAGAGATTTATTAGTTTTAATATTTAAATTATTAATAAAAAATAAGGTAGATGTCCCAGAAGAAATAGTAGAGGAACTAGAAAAAATTTAAAATGCCTAGTAAAATGTGGACACATAATTGCATAAAATCAGGTATGACAGCAACACTTAGAGGAGAACCCTGTAATTGGTGCGATGTCACTGAGGAAGATGTAATGGATATGGAAATGAATTCACCGCATGATATTTTAGAGGACCCAAATGGAAGAAGTAATTAGTTTTATAGTTGGAATATTGTTAGTTGCAGGAGCATTTGTTTTTGCAGTTGGTAGCAGTATTTTAGTTAGTGAAAAGAAAGCCAGACAACGTGCAGGAATTACTGATTACTATGATCAACCTATAAAAAAAGAAAATGAGCAGAATTAAAAAATTAACTTTAGCGATTGTAGGTGTATTTTTTATACTTGCATTTTTCATGTCTCAAAAAGTACAGGCACAAACTGAACTTAGCGGCGGCGGAGAATTTTTTAACGGTGATGAAGAAATTACTATTAACTTAGATATAGATCACAGAGAAGAATTCAATGGTTGGCAATATGTAATAGAGGGCGATATTTACTATGCATTAGAAGATAATGATATAGATGAGCAAACAGTTTATTCACAATTTAAACTTAATAAAGATCTCGACGATAAAAGTTATGTATTAGGTGTAATTCAAGTAGATTATGATTATTTCAGAGATTACGATATAAGAACAGTATTAGGTTTTGGTTACGGTAGAAAACTTTATAGGTCTGATAAATGGAAAATTAGTAATGAAGTTACAGTTGCATATCTTAAAAGTGATTCTAACGAAACTATATTAAGAAACAGTTTATGGATTTCTTATATGCTATCCGACCGTATTAACATAACCAATAAAGCCTTATACGAAACTAGTGAAGAAAAATATATTCGTATAGAAACAGAATTAGAATATCAAGTTACAGATGACTTTAGTCTTAGTATATCTAATGAGCATACTGAAGATTATGAAGTTGAGGATATTTTAACATTTAATTTTAAATTTAAGTTTTGATATGTTGACAAAAATTAATTTTAATGCTATTATTACTAATAGACTAATGGATTGGTATGATGAGTGAAAAAACATATATTTTAAAACCCAGAAATAAAAAGAGTTTAGTGGAAAGAGTTATCTACGAAAAAGACGGTACAGTATTTGAGTACACAGAAGGGTACACCGGTGGCGAATGGGTTTTTGTTGGTACTGAGGAACAAATGCATGATGTACTTCCACCAATTGATGATGATTGTGTTGATATGAATATGTATCCTGATTGGGAATTTGTGGAGTCTGGTCAAGGACACACAAATGATTGGAAATTTGTAGGGCCTGCTGATGCTGAACTTGTAGAAGAAGCAGAGAACATTATGGAAGAAGATGGTCATTGGGCATTAGAAGAAGCAGGTTGGTGTTATGAAGATACTGAATGGCTTGTTTCTAATGGATTAGAATTGACCGTTGAGAATAAGGAAAAATAATGAAAGAACATTGTCCATATGGACATGTAGTTTTGAAGGAAGTACCTTTAGAATTTAATAACGAAGGTAAGACTTCAAAAAGAGGAAAATAGAATGGCGACAGGAAAAGTAAAATGGTTTGATTCAGGTAAAGGATTTGGATTTATAGCACCAGACGATGGCAGTAAAGATGTGTTCGCACATCATACAGCAATAGCAGGTGACGGATACAAATCACTTAATGAAGATCAAGCGGTTACATTTGATGTTGTTGAAGGTGCGAAAGGACCACAAGCAACAAACATAGTGTAAGGAGAATTGTATGAGAAGTATTTGGGTAACATTTAGTAAAGAAGGTATTCACAAATATCCTGCGGCACTAGAAGATCCTAAACTAGCAACTGGCGACGAATATGATGTTAGTTTTTTAGGATATCCACATAGACACATCTTTCACTTTAAAGTGTGGATTGAAATCTATCATGCAGATAGAGAAATAGAATTTATACAGTTTAAAAGATGGTTGGAAAGCCTTTATGGTGATGGAATTATCCAACTAGACTTTAAATCGTGCGAAATGATTGCAGATGATTTAGCACAACAAATTCAGGATAGATATCCTGGTAGATACATAAAGATTTCGGTAGCCGAAGATAATGAAAACGGTTGCGAAATGGAATATCCAGTAGAAGATCTGGATGGTCCAAGTTTTGAGGATACAGACGCAATAGCAGATGTATTTGATAGTTTAAAATAAAGGAGAAAATAATGGAAAATCATTTAAAACTTAAAGCACTATTTGAAGAATATCAAACAGAGCAAGACAAATTTGAAATTAACGGTGTTAAGGCATCAGCCGCAAGAGCAAGAAAGGCTCTTATGGAAATTTCAAAACTTTGTAAAGTTAGAAGAGTTGAAATCCAAGATAAAAAGAACTCAATGTAATGGAAAAAGATAAGAAGCAACCTAATAAAATCACTAAGGAAGAAGCAGATCAAAAACAGGATTATGCTCAAAGTCTAGAAGATGAAATTACTGATGTGGTTGACTATGGAGATTTAGGAGAAGAAGATGCGTAAGTTATACTATATGGGTCTTGAAAGTTATGAAGCAAGATACACATTACAGTTGCAAGACTGGAATGAAAGAGTGTTTGGCAAAAGAGGTATAGACTATGAAATTATTACTGGTGTAGAGTTAGATAACTCTAAAGCAATAGTAACAGGTAGTGTTCTCGATGCCCATGGTAGAACTTACTACAGTCTTTCACAAACAATGTCTTTAATACAAAAGATGAAAAACGGAGAGATTACTTCTGATGATGTTATCTTTTATGAAGACATGTTTACTCCTGGATTAGAATGTCTACCTTATATCATGGATCAGTCTCCCCCTGAGTTCAGACCTAAAGTTTATGTAAGATTTTTAGCACAAACTACTGATCCAGATGACTTCTTAATTAGAGAAGGTATGTTTGATTGGATGAGAAAGTATGAAGAAATGCTTGATCAGTTCGTTGATGGTATAATGGTTGCTTCAGAAGAGTTTGTTGCACATTTAAGAATTGCTGGTATTAAGGCACCTATTTATGTTACTGGTTTACCTTATGGTAAAGAAGAAGTAAGAGGTAGAATTGATACCAACATTCCTTTAAATGAAAGAACAAACAGAGTAGGATTTGCGGCTCGTTGGGACGATGAAAAACAACCGCACTTTTATATGGATTTAGCAGAAGCATATTATAAGATAGATCCTACAATGGAGTTTGCAATATTTTGTGGACATCCTGAGCTGAAAAGTAATGATCCAGAGTATGTAGAACGTGCTATGGCTTTACAAGAAGGCAATACTGCTAACTTTAAGGTTTATACAAGCCTTAAGAAAAACGACTATTATGAACTACTGGCAGATAGCAAAGTGTTATTTAACTGTGCCTTACAGGACTGGGTAAGTAATACTGTCAGTGAAGCAGATACATTTGGTACACTTACACTATATCCAGCATATAGGAGTTTTCCAGAAGTATTTGCTAATAATGGAAACCACTTATATGTACCTTGGAGTCTACAAGATGCAATAGAGAAGTTACAAAAGATGACATCTGCTATTGACAGTGAAGACGTTTCACAGTATAATATAGGTAAGATATCAGACTATCAGGATGGTACTATAGATAGAACTTTAGATGCCATGCTTGGTACTGGTGAACAGTTATCACGTAATGATAACTTATTTAGAAGGCATGTAGCCAGAGCAAAATATGAATGAACAAAAAACAATATTAGTAACAGGCGGTAGTGGTTTTATAGGAAGTGTTACCTGCACATTGTTACAAGAATCAGGATATAATGTTATAAACGTTGACAGGGTCAAAAGAAATCTAGAGGGTGTTACACAATATCCTTTTGATATAGCAAACAACCAACTCAAAGGTGTATTAGAATTAGTTAAACCTGATGCCGTTATACATTTAGCGGCTAACCATAGTGTGCCTAAGAGTGTAGGTAATCCTGCAGAAACATACTTTAATAATGTTGCTAATAGTATTATGTTATTAGAACAATGTGTGGCTTCAGGCGTTAAACATGTTGTTTTTAGTAGTACAAGTTCTGTATATGGCAATTCTGATATGCTACTTAATTCTGAAATAGACCCAACTAATCCTTTAACACCATATGGTAAAAGTAAACTTATGGTTGAACAAGTATTAGAAGACTTTGCAAATGCATATGAAGATTTTAGTTATACTGCATTGAGATATTTTAATGCGGCAGGAAGTTATCAAGGATTAGGATATCAGTTAGATCCTAAAGAACATATGATTCCTATACTAGTTGAAAAAGCATTGTTAGGTGAAAAATTTACGGTTAATGGTGATGATTATGATACGCCAGATGGAACTTGTATGAGAGATTATACACATGTTGTTGATATTGCAACAGCACATATGGCCGCACTTAACTATCTATTTGACGGTGGTAAAGGCGGTTCATTTAATATAGGCGCTGGTTCATCTAATAGTATTAAAGAAGTAATTACTGAAGTTGAAAAGCAATTAGGTGTTACTGTTGATGTAGAATATGGTCCTAAAAGAGAAGGAGATCCTGCTAAGACATCTGCCAATATTGCAAAAGCATGGGAAGAGTTTGGTTGGGAGGCTGTTTATACTATACAAGATATAGTAAGAGATGAAATAGAATTTCATAAATCTAAGGTTAAAAAGTAATGAAAGAATACCAATCATGGGAAACTCTGGAATCCTATTTGTCTAGTATCACACAACAGATAGCATTAGACGAATTTAAACCAGATGTTATATTAGGGCCTGGTAGAGGAGGTTATCCTATTGGTGTAATGCTAAGTCATTATTACAATGTTCCCTTTCATGGATTTGAATGGACTACTAGAGATCATGGTATGATCAAAGAATCCACAAGATTAGAAACTATATTGTCTAAATATAGTAGTGATGATATATTAATTGTAGACGATATTAACGATTCAGGTGAAACACTTATAGCAATTGACGAGGTAGTCAATACCTTTGATGAAGAAGAAAATAACAACATATTTCACTTGCATGAAGGTATTAAGTATGCTACACTATATGATAAAGAGAGTAGTAAATTTAGTAAAGTTAGTTATGCAGGAAAAATTGTTACTCCAGAGGAAGAAAGATGGATTGTCTTCCCATATGAAGAATGGTGGAAGTAATGTGTGGCGGATTTACAGGAGAACATGAAGAAATGAAAGTTCATAAAAAAGCAGAAATAGTAGAGGACAACGGTTTTGTTGTTCATTTGTTTAAAAACTATGAACAGTTTGGTACTGTTGATGTTAGAGATAAAAGTATACATTATGCAAATGATGTTTGTGAAAATTGGGAAACAGGAATATTAAAAGAGAACAATGAGTACATTACAAAGTCTTAGTAATCACTTAAAACATCTTGAAGAGATTCATAGGGAGTTAGATAAAAAGATTACAAGGCATTGGGAACATCATGATAGTGATGATAAAGTTAAACAAGAAAAGTTTGAAAAACTTGCTCTTAAAAGAGAAATTGAGGAACTAAGAACAAAAATTAAGGAAATGGGAAATGAAGGTAAGTGATAAAATTATACAAAGAATAAAAGAAGCAGGAGCAAAATATTGGGCAAGTGATAATGTTGCTAAGTTTATGGACGAAGGTGACGACCTAGCACTTATTGAGGAACTTATTCCTCATTTTGAAGGTGTGTTAGACACCCTCATTATTGATAGGCACACAGACCCTAATAGTCAAGGTACTGCTAGACGTCTTGCTAAAATGTATATCAATGAACTTATGTGGGGCAGATATAATGATATGCCTAATGCCACAGCATTCCCCAATGATATAGAAGAAGGTTATAAAGGTATGTTGGTTGTAAGAAGTGAAATACAAAGTATGTGTTCACATCATCACCAGCCAGTAAAAGGTGTAGCATACATTGGTATTATTGCTGGAGAGACACTTATTGGTTTAAGCAAATATACAAGAATTGCACAATGGTGTGCAAGACGAGGTACATTACAAGAAGAACTTGCTAATGATATATCTAGAGAAATAATGAAAGCAACTGGCAGTAAAAACTTAGGTGTTTATATTCAAGCAACACATGGTTGCGTGGAGAATAGAGGTGTATTAGCACATAGCAGTCTAACACAAACAACTGTATTAGAAGGTTCTTTCTTTGATGATTCAAGTACAAAGAAAGAGTTCTTTGATAATATAAAACTACAACAGGAATATGCAAGTAAATAATATGTTATCTTCACGAAACAATCATTTAGTAGTAGGAAAAAGAGCAGTATTGGTTAGAGATGTTGTTGATAGTGTATGTGCTAGAAATACTATAGATTTTATTACTAAACGATATCCTTTAGATGTATCTGAGGTGTGGGAATGTATAGATGCAATAGCAGATATTGATAAACTAGGCAGAGGAGTACATTTAAAAGTTTCAAATACTTCTCAAGATAGACAAAATATTAATTTAGAAACAATACAGATATCAGATACATTCTTTATTAAAGTTGTACAATTTGGTAAAATATTTTTGCCTGATTCAAATAATTTTAGCAAACTATTTGATAAAGGTTTTATTAAACTTGCAACAGAGGTATATGGTGACTTAGTAGAAGGCTCTAATACATTTGAAGAAAGTGATGTACATGTAGTTGTTTATAAGGCAATAGATGATGCTATAGGCGATACTATTGCAAACGATCAATTATATTCATTGTTAAAAGAACAGGATGAACGAAACTAGTTTAAAATATAGCGAAACATTTTATTCTGCACAGGGCGAAGGCAAGTATGTAGGAATACCTAGTCTGTGGATGAGATTTTTCCTATGTAACTTACAATGCAATGGCTTTGGACAAAAAGACCCAACAGACCCTAGCACATATGAACTACCATATGAAACAATTGATATATCAGATATAACAAATGTGTTTGATTTACCTGTATTTGAAAAAGGTTGTGATAGTAGTTATACTTGGAGTAAAAAGTATAAACACTTAATTAATGATAAGACGGTGGAAGAGGCAGTAGACGAACTTACAGCCCTTCTGCCGCACTCCCAATTTGTACATCCTGTTACAGGACAGTCTGCACATATGGTATTCACAGGCGGCGAGCCAATGTTAAAGAACACACAACCTGGCATGATAGGTGTTTTAGAAGAGTTTAAACGTAGAAATAATATGCCTAAGAATGTTACTGTAGAAACAAATGGTACTAAACCTATTACAGACGAACTTGCTGAATACATTCAAAAATGGTATAAGAATAACGAATGGTATTGGAGCCTAAGTCCTAAACTATGGAGTACTGCTGGTGAGAAGAACAAGAAAGCAATCAAGCCAGAAGTAATAGGCAGATATGCTGAAGTAAGTCCACATG